TCAAGGACCGGAGAAGGTGTCTTTTTGATCGCTCCAGCTCAGTGGGAACGGCTCCATCAGTCGGGCGAGCGTGACGTCACCGCCCTGCCGTCCTTCGAGAACGGCCTCGATGATGGCAGGCTCAAGCTGCGTCAGGCGCAGTACGCGGGTCATGTAAGAGGGCGCGATTCCCTCGCGCTCGGCTAGTTCGGCGATGGTGGCGAACTCTCCCGAGTCGAGCATCCGCTTCCAGCGGAAGGCGCGGGCTAGCGCCTTGACCAGCGTGTTGTCCATCCGCTGCGGTTGCACGGCCCCCTTTGGCAGTTGCATCTCCTTCCGCCCACCGCGCTTCACAACGCGGAACGGGACGTGGAGCGTCACAGTCTCGAGGATCGGCGACCCACGGCTCATGCGGCCTCTCCGATACTGCCAGCCAGCATTTCGCGCGCGAGTCCGCTGAGGCCATCAACGCGCAGCCGGACGTTCAACCCTTCCATGCCGATGTGCACGCGCTCAACCATCATCGCCACGATGCGCGCCTGCTCGGCGGGGAAGAGTTCCTCCCACAGCGGGTCGATCTGCTGCAGGGCTACGCGAGCCTCGGCCTCAGTAATGTCGGCGGCATGGGCGCAGGCGGCCTTCCACGTGCCCGCCACGATCTCCGGATGGCGGAACACGGTGCGCAGCTGGTCTATGACGGCGGCTTCGATTTCGCCCGCGGGCACGCGGCCCACTGGACATGCCCCCGCACCATGCTTCAGCACCGTCTGGCTGACATAGTAGCGGTAGAGCCTGTCGCCCTTGCGGGTGTGCGTTGGCGAGAAGGCGGCGCCATCGGGACCGAACAGCAGCCCCTTCAGCAGCGCGGGCGTGTCGGCGCGGGTGCGCGCGGCACGCTTGCGCGGGCTTTCCTGCAAGATGGCGTGGACGCGGTCCCACGTCTCGCGGTCGATGATCGCGTCGTGCTCGCCGGGATAGCTGTCGCCCTTGTGGACCGCCTCGCCGATGTAGGCGCGGTTGCTCAGCATGCGATAGATGTATTTCTTGTCGATCCGGTTGCCGCGGGGCGTCCGAAGTCCCCGCGTGCCAACCTCCCGCGCCAGTTCCGTGCAGGACCCGATCTCGAGGAAGCGGGCGAAGATCCAGCGGACATGCGCGGCGCCTTCTTCGTCGATCACCAGCTTGCGGTTCTCGACGCGGTAGCCGTAGGGCGGCACCCCGCCCATCCACATACCCTTTTTCCGGCTGGCGGCGACCTTGTCGCGGATGCGTTCAGCCGTCACCTCGCGTTCGAACTGAGCGAACGAGAGCAGGATGTTCAGCGTCAGCCGCCCCATGGAGGTGGTGGTGTTGAACGACTGTGTGACCGAGACGAACGTCACGCCGTTCCGGTCGAACACCTCGACCAGCTTGGCGAAGTCGGCGAGCGAGCGGCTGAGGCGGTCGATCTTGTAGACCACGACCACGTCGACCAGCCCGTCCTCGATGTCCTCCAGCAGCCGCTGCAGACCGGGCCGCTCCAGCGTGCCACCGGAGATGCCGCCGTCGTCATACTGATCACGGACCAGCACCCAGCCCTCGGACCGCTGACTGGCGATGTAGGATTCGCAAGCCTCCCGCTGAGCGTGGAGGCTGTTGAACTCCTGCTCCAGTCCTTCCTCGGAGGATTTCCGGGTGTAGACGGCACACCGCAGCTTGCGGATGACCTTCGATTTTTCGGGCGGCTTCGTCATGTCCGCCCCCTGTGGTTCTTGAGCCCGAAGAAGACCCAGCCGTTCCAATGTGCGCCGGTGATAGCGCGGGCGACGGCAGACAGCGACTTGTAGGGCCGCCCCTGCCATTCGAACCCGTCGGCGGTGACAGTGACGATCTGTTCGACGCCCTGCCACTCGCGCAGGAGGCGCGTCCCGGTGATCGGGCGGTCGCGGTCAGCGCGGATGCCGCGCTTCCTCTTGTCGCCGCCGTCCAGTTCCTCGCCCAGCCGTTCCAGCCGCCGGATCGTCTCCGGCTTCAGCCCGCCATAGGCCAGTTCCTGGATGCGGTAGGCCAGGCGGGACTCAAGGTAGCGGCGGTTGAACGGCGGCGGGTCGCTGTCGAAGAGCTCGCGCCACTGTTTCTTCAGGTCGGGCGTCGGCGTTGTCTTCAGCGCGACCAGGCGCGCGGGGATGGGGTCGGGCTTGTTCATGCATTTCTCCGTTGAGTTGGAGTTGCATGACGGCATTGGTCGGGCGGATAGTGTAGGCAACATTCTCCAGTATCGTCAGATACTTCGCCCCCATCCCGCATCCGCAACCGAACCAGCCCGAGCGCCAGCAGGCCGCACAGCTCGGCGCGGCGCTCTGCGGGCGTCATCTGGTCGGCCGGGAGCGGATTGGGGCGTTTCATGCGGCCGATCGCTCCGCACGGCCAAGAACGGCGGCGGTTATCGCGCCGCGATTCCAGCGGAAGTTCAGGTGGCAGTTGGCGGCGTACTTCGACAGGCCGAAATCCAGCCCGTTGGTCTCGTGCCCCGCGCGCTGCAGCAGGTCCATCTGCTTCATCGTCGCCGGGTCGTTCAGCCAGCGACGGCTCTTGATCGAGGCGGTCCCCGTCTCGGTGGCGCGCAGGAAATCGTCTGCGGCGGCGAGCGCCTGCACCCGGGTGCCGATGGCGAGCGGTCGGATCGCCCTGCCTTTCGGCTGTCCGAGCGCGTGCCAGAGCGTTCCATCATGGAACACCCCGGCCCAGCCATTGAACCCACTCGCCATCATCGCCTGGCCGTCGCCATGCAGGTCGCACCAGGCGAACGGGGACCGCTCCAGCAGGTCGATCTCCATCATGTCGAAGGCGGTCAGCAGGCGGGCCTCTGCACGTTCCCGCGTGAAGACATGACCGCAGAAATCACAGATCGATGCGCCAAGCGGCAGTTCGGCCTCACAGGTCGGGCACAGTTTCCACGGGGCCTGGCCCGGCTCAGGATCGTCCTCGTCGAGGGTGATCTCCTGTTCGAGCGACCCGTGCCGGAGCGCCGCGCCCGCGAAGTCGAGCACGACGCAGTCGGTTTTCACGATGCCTGGGAAACGCGCGGGATCGACCCGGCGCAGGCCGCGACCGACTGCTTGGATGAAGGTGCCCTTGTGCAGCATGGGGCGCAGGATGCCGATGCAGCCGACGGGCTGGCTGTCGAAACCTTCGGTCAGGACCATGCAGTTCGTCAGCACCTGCACCTCGCCCCGGTCGAACCGGGCGATGAGGTCGGCCCGCGTCCGCGATGGCATCTCGCCCGAGATCGTCTCGGCCGTGACGCCGGCCGTGCGAAATGCCTCGGCAACCGCATCGGCATGGTCGACCGTCGCACAGAAGAAGATGGTGCGCCGGTCTGCCGCCTTCGCCTGCCAGTGTTCGACGACGGCCTCGTTCAGCACCGAGCGGTTCAGCACCTTGTCTGCCGCGCGCATGTCGAAATCGCCCGCAGTGGCGCCCAGCCCGGCCAGTTCGTCCTCGACGCCGAGATCAATGGTGTAGGTGTGCGGTGGCACCAGGAGACCGCGACCGATCAGCGTGCCGATCTTGAGGTGATAGCCGACATTGCTGAAGGTGCGGCGCAGGCTGCGGCCATCGCCGCGACCCGGCGTGGCCGAGAGCCCGAGCAGCTTGATCTCCGGATTGAGCGCCCGGGCCTCGTCGATGATGGACTGATAGCTTTGCGCCGCGGAGCGGTGGCATTCGTCGATGACGAGATGCGAGACCGGCGCCATCCGCTCGCGCCGGTTGGCGCGCGCCAGGGTCTGGACGCTGCCGAAGACGATGCGGCCGTCCCAATCGTCCTGCTCGGCCTTGACCACCGAGGTCGGCATTCCGGTGACTGTGCCGATGGCGCTGCGGTTCTGTTCGATCAACTCGTCGGTGTGCTGCAGCACCAGGACGCGGTCGTGTCTGCGGTGCTCCAGCTCCTCGCCGATGTAGAAACCGGCGATGGCCGTCTTTCCCGCCCCGGTGGGCAGCACCAGCATGGTGTTACCATGTGCGGCGGTGCGGTCGCGGGCGGCATCGACCGCCGCCCTTTGATAGTCGCGCGGAATCATGGCCGTCCTCCTCAACGTGCCCAGAAGGGCGCGGAGCCGGAGGACGGCGCGCCCGACTGACCCATGCCGTTGTCCGCAAGCTGCGGACCCGAGGCGGTGAACTGACCCTGCTGCGGTGGCTGGGGTACGCTGCCCATCACCCGAGCGTATTCGGCATGGTCGGCACCGAGCGCGGCCTTGATGACGTTGCGCCCGGTGTCGTCGGGCTTGTCCTTGTCGCGCTCGATGCCGATGCGCGCCACGAACTCCAGCCCGCTCAACTCGCCGAGGCTGCGGATCATCCGCGCGGCGCGGGCAGCGTTCGACTGGTCATCGGCACGCACACCGCGGGCGGATTCGAGGATGCCGCGGATCATGGCGCGCCCGCGGTTGCCGTAGGTGTCGTCGCCGGGACCGCCCGCAGCCTTGCCGCGAAAGCCGATGCGCGTGTAGATGCGACGCCGCGCGAACGGCCCCTCCATCACGACTGCCTCGGTGTTGAGATAGAGGGCTGGGCTCGTCTTGCTCTGGGTGAGCCAGCCTTCGGGGCCCGCACCGCCGGGGCGGACGGTGAGGCACACCTTGACCAGCGTGTTGGCCGGGATGAGGTCGAAGGCGGCGTCCTGCGTGTCCGCGCCGTTGAAATCCATGTCGCTCGCCATTGTCATGCTCCTTTCGTCGTCGGGGGATTGGGTGCGGTGGCGGCCGCGGGCAGATCGAAGTTCAGGCGGGCAACGCCATCGGGGCGCGGGCCACGGATCTTCGCCATGAGCCGCCCGAGATGAGCGGGCTCGATCATCGACAAGCGGCCGCTGCGGTCCTTCGCGGGAAGGCCGAAATCGTTGATGGTGGTGCAGATGAATGCCCTGAACGGGTCACCCTTCTCGGGGCGCAGTTCGGTCAGGGTGACGACTTCGTCGACGATGCCGGGCAGTTCGAGGCCGGTCTTCGAGCCCTCGATCTGCATCGAGAAGAAGGGCTTGCCGAAGTCGTCGAGCTTGCGGTCGAGAAGACCGACCAGCCAGATGTTCTTGGCGGGCGTGTGCTGCAGATGCGTCAGCCAGCCGATCATCTCCTGGCCGAGCAACCCGTAGGTCGCTCGGAGATCGGGCTTGCCGGTGCGGTCGGACTGGGCCTGGGATTGGCCCTTGCACCACTGCAAACAGATGCGCGAGGCGACGGAGATGCTGTCGACGAATACGGTGTCGTACTTGTCGAGCTGGCTTGCGGGACCGAAGGCCGCGCAGACGCGCGCGAAGTGCCCGGGCCCATAGGACTGGTCGTCCCGCATGGCCGGGTTGGCGCCGCCGATCCAGGCGGCGAGATCGCGGGCGACGTCCCAGTCGCGGATGCGGATCTCATCGCCGGGCCAGCCCTGCACGGCCAGCTCGCCCGCCTCGAGGTTCAGGAAGAGCGTCCGCTGCTGATCGAGGGTCAGCAGCTGCGTGGTCTTGCCGATGCCGGAGGTGCCCGTGAGCACCCCCTTGATGCCGCGCGCCTCGCGCAGGCGTTCGTCGGCCGTGATGATGCGGAGCGGCCCGCCGCCGAAGGGGGCGCTCACTTGCCGCCCTCCAGATCCCGCGCGGCTGCCGAAATGGCGATGTCCGCGCCAAAGGCGCCCTGGCGGCGCGCCATCTTCAGCACGTCGCCAAGCGCACTCGTCAGCCGGTAGAGCTCGGATTGCTGCCGCGCCAGTGCGACGAGCGCGAACTCGATGTCGTCCACAGTGGCGCGCTCGATCGGCACCGCGCGGGTCGGCTTGTCGGACAGGGCCGGAACGTTGATCGTGTCGGGGATCGCCTCCATCCAGCTCGACTGGCGCAGGCGTTTCAAGGGGGAAGTCGTGAACATGGTGATGCTCCGTGTTTTCGTCGATTGGTGTCCAGGGATCGTCGGGAAGACTGCTGCCGGGCCTGACGCCGCCCTGGAGCTTGCGGTCGGAGTGTTTCCCCACGTGGGGGTGTTGCATTCCTCCGAGGGCCCGGCATGAAACTCGCGGACCGGGTCATCGCCGGTCCTGTTGTCACCTACCGGCGGGCCTCCGAGACTGTCGGGGCGGCGCCGAGATATGCCGCGAGATCAAGCGCCTCGGCGGCCCTGCGGATCGTGGCGAGCCGGGCGTAGACGGTGCTGCGGTGGATCCCGAGGGCCTCGGCCGCTTCTGTCGGCGACATGTCGATCAGCGCCAGCGCGACATCCCTGCAGGTCGGTGTCAGACCCGCGAGAAGGCGGCGGACATCGCGGACGAGCCCAAATGCCTCGTCCGGCGCACGCGCGACGGCGGCGTGCGGCATCGCGCTGTCAGGCAGGGTCTCCGCGAGCGGCAGCATTTCGTCGGCGCCGCGACCCTCAGACGGGGTATCGAAGTCGATCCACGCCCGCTCTGCCCGCAGGCGTTCGGTCGGCGCGGCCAGCGTCGCGATGCGGTTCGCCAGAACGCGGTCTGCGAACGTGTCGTACTGACCGCGTGAGGGGTCGAACCTGTCGTCCCGGCGATAGAGGTGCAGACGCAGGTCCTGCTTCATGTCCTCGGCGTCCATGCCGGGGACCAAGCCCGACCGCGCCAGCCGTTCGGCCCGGATGGTGATGTTGCGGGAGACGCGCGAGCGCGCGTCGCAAATGGGGTGGAAACGCTCCATGAAGTTTCGCCTTCGTCCAGGTGGACGGGCACGCGGCCCGAGTGACCGGGACCGGCGAAAATTCGTTGGAGCGGCGGCCTTGGCGGGCTCAGCACAAAGAGAAACCGCTGAAACCCGGTTGGATTTCAGCGGCTTGAGAGGCGAACGTTCTTGAAGGAATTCTTGAGGTCAGTCAGCGAATTTTCGTCGGGACTGACCCAGCTTGCCCTGCTGGAGATCGTCGGCGTTCGTCACGAAACGGGCGACATACTCGGCCCCGACCGTGGGCAGCGGATCGTCGGCGATCCCGAAGGCGGCACGCAGCGCCTTGGACAGCGCCTGCTTCTGCTTCTGGTGCCTTGAGGTCTCGGCGCTCTTGGCATGATGGACGGGGAGCCTGCCGCCCTGCATCGCGAACGCCTTCAGGTAGGTCCACGCCGCTTTGGGCTTGCCGTCCTTGGCGCTCTTCAGCCCGAGACCATCGGGCTCGAACCTCCGGGTTTCGCCCCGGAAACTCACGTTGACGACTTCATCGGCGACGAAGCGGATTCCGATCTCTTCCCATCGCGCGTCTGTCGGCAGCGCCCACGCCAGATTGGACACTGCGTGATCCATCCCGCCCGTAATCTGTCCGCGGAGATCGGCGAACACTACGGTCGATGGCTGGCAGAGCTGGAAATGCCCGCGGTCGTCAAGGTCGACCAGATCCTCAAGTCCCATGCGCACGACGCCTTCGCGATCCAGAGCGGTGGCAAGTTGCGCGGGGATTGAGGACAAGGTCGGGGCAAGCAGCAGTTTGGGACCCGGGTGGGTGATCACCTCGTCAAATTGCGCCGCGTCCTCGCGTGCCAGCGGCCCCGGCACCGTCAGGAAAACAGGAAAGCCTCGGCCTGCAAACACATCATGTGTGCCGATCCTGAACACCGGTCGACGGTCGAAACTTGCAGGCCGGTTGGACAGGTCGAGTGCGGCAGCAATGCTTCGCGCCAATCCGACACGGTCGAGGCCGTAGATCATGATGTCGTTCTTGTTCAGGTCGAGATCGGCGCAGGCCTTAGGGCTGTCACCACAGACAGCGCGGATGGTGCCGTCGTCGTGGTGCACGACTTGGCGGGGGCAACCCTCGCCGCCCGGTGAAGGACAGGCGATGCTTGTCGCTGGCGTTCCGGTCGATCGCACCAGTGGCAGAGGACAGCCGGGCTCGTTGACAACCACGCAGCCGAATTCATTGCCCAACAGGCAGGCCCATTCGCGCCGGTCTGTCGCTGCATCGGTCAGCGCATCAAGCGCTTTCCAGAACTTCGAAATCCGCATCGTCATCCGCCCCTGCCGGAATCGCCCAGAACCCGCGCGCTTTCAGCCAAGCTTCGATGACTTCTTCGTCCGAGTCCCGTTCATACCTCGCGATATTCGCGGGCCTGATCGTCACGGACCGCTCCTTCTTGCTGTCCTTGAACGCGAACTTGAACGTTGCATGCGTGAACGAGCCGCCAGAAAGCCGTTTCTCCCAATTCTCGTCAAACGACTTGAACAGATCCTCGCACTTGCGGATCTCCATCTCGGAGATCTTACCCGGCCAACGACGACCGAACTCCACGAAACGCACACCGGCAATCCCCTCGATATCCCCATACGCCATTGCGGCCGGTCCCAGTTCGCGCAGCGGATCGAGTGTGTAGCGCTCGGAACGATCGAAGTAATCCTCGCTGCCGAACAGCGTCTCGCCAAAGGTCCTGAGGTAAAGTTCCCGCTCGCCCTTCGTCCCGGCGTTCACGCCGATCTCGTCGGTCACGCTGTCGTAGATCAGCACGTCATGTTGTTGGGGCCGATAGAACGCGATCCCGCTTTCACCGTCGTCCTGGTGCTTTCCTTCCCGGCGCATCGGCATGCCGTGCCGCACGAGCAGCCAGATCTTCTCGCCTCGCGGGAACGCGAATATCCGACTGTTGCGCCCCCTGCGCTTCACCTCGAACCAGTTGTCCATCCGGTCCTGCATGGTCTTCGCGATGGCGTCGGTAATTACCGGGAGTTCGGCAGCCTTTCCCATTGGGCGGGAACCGGCGAAATACATGAAGTTGGAACGCTGAAACGCCACCGTTTCGGCATGCTGGCGCTGCAGCAGCATGGGTTGAGCAAGCCAGATCTGGACCGAAACATCGGCCACCGAAACCTCGTGATCCTTGTCGATCTCGATTCCGGCAGCTGCGGCACGGTCGAGCAGTTCGTCCATAGCCTCATGGGACGCGGTTTCGTGCACGTAATAGAGCGCGTTGACCATGTCCTCGGGCACCGACGCGTCCGGATTCATCAGGACACCCGCGATGGCTTCGAGCGGCATGTCATCTGTCGACCATGCGGCGACGTCGAGTTTGCGGGACTGAAAGTAGTCCTTCCAAGGCTCAAGAAATGCCTTCAGTCGCGCGGGCGCGATCTGCTTGAGGCGATCCGGGTTGCTGAAAATCCTCGGGTTAAATGCTGGCATCGGCCTCGCTGCTCCTGAAATTGTCGTCGGTTCGCAAGATTAGGAAGGAATCGCGCTCGCCACAAGATTGTGTTCCCGTAAGGTTCCCTAAGCGCGATCCGACAGTCCGAGACCCCCGCCGGTAGGTGAGGAGAGCATCTGGAGCTCTCCCATGAACAGCATCTATCCGGCGCGCCGCGCCATCCCGCATTCCCGCATGCCAGCGCCCACTAGCGGGGTCGGCGCATGATCGATCCCGACGAACGCGAACAGGCAGCCCTGCGCGCCGCCCTCCGCAACATGGCCGAACTGATGGCCGAGATCGGGTGGACCACGCGGTTCGCCGATCTCACCGAGGCGCAGGCGCTCGCACTCTCGACGGCCGCCGTCGACGGTTTCCAGGAGGCGATGCAGATGAGCGCGCCCCGGCCCGATCCGGAGGTGCCGTTCTGATGGACGCCGGTTTCGATTTCAACCATCGGGAGAAGCCGCCCAGTTTCGCGGACGGCGTGAACGCCTGCATCGACACCGCCCTCGTCGCGGAACAGGCCGAAGGTCCCCAGCGCGACTATCTCGGGGGAAGCCGGCTGGGCGACATCTGCCAGCGCAGGCTGCAATACGAATACCTGAAGTCGCCGAAGGACCCGGGCGCCGGGTTCTCGGGCAAGTCCCTGCGGATCTTCGCGCTCGGGCACGTTCTCGAGGACCTGGCCATCGCCTGGCTGCGCAAGGCCGGGTTCGACCTTCGCACGCGCAATCGCCATGGCGATCAGTTCGGCTTTTCGGTCGTGGGCGGACGTGTGCAGGGCCATGCCGACGGGGTGGTCGTCGCCGCGCCGAACGGCATGACGGTTCCGGCGCTATGGGAGTGCAAGTCGGCCAACGCCAAGAACTGGCGCGAGATCGCGAAGCACGGCGTCGGGAAGGCCAAGCCGGTCTACGCCGCGCAGATCGCGCTCTATCAGGCCTATCTTGGCCTGACCGAGGCGCCCGCGTTCTTCACGGCGATCAACAAGGACACCTGCGAAATCTGGCACGAACTCGTGCCGTTCGATGCCGCACTCGCGCAGTCCGCCAGCGACAAGGCGGTGACGATCCTGCGCGCCTGCGATGCCTGTGAACTTCTTCCCCGCCACACCGCCGACCCCGATCACTTCGAATGCCGCTTCTGTGCGTGGCGGGAACGGTGCTGGGCATGACGGTCCCATCCGATACCAGCGTACCCGACGACGTCGCGGCCGACGCCGAAATGATCGCGATCTATGCCGACGTGGTGTTCGGCTACTGCGATGGCTGGGTGCCAGTCCGTGCGCTGGCCGAGAAAGGCGCGGGCGATGGTCCGCCGCATGTGCCCTTCATCGAAGCGGACGCGACGCTCGCCGCAAAACTCGCGCTTCAGGCGACATGGGCGAGCGACGCCGGCATGGCCCTGTTCGTGGCGCCCGGTACGGTCGCGGCTCCCGGCGACGCACGGGCCGAGAGCATCATGCAGACGCAGGTGGTGCTCGTCGATCTCGACAATGGCGACATTTGTGCGAAGCGCGACCATCTCGTGCAGCATCTCGGATGCCCGACGCTGGAGGTCGCGTCCGGGGGCGTCACCGCCGTGGGCCAGCGCAAGCTGCACCTCTACTGGCGTCTGACCGAGCCCGCCGAAGGCGAAGACATCGCCACGGTCTGCCGCGCCCGACACATGATCGCCGCGAAGGTTGGCGGCGACCCTTCCTTTCGGTCCGCACACCAGCCGATCCGCGTGGCGGGATCGATCCATGCCAAACAGGGTCTTCGGCGGCTGGTGCAGATCCTGAACCACGATCCTCGCGATCACGACCTTGGCGAGCTGCTCGAGGCAATCATCGCGATGCCGCCGCTCGAAGGCGAGAACGGGCTCGACTTCAACATGGCCGCCACCGAGCGCGGCAGCGTGACCGAGTTGTTCGGCCGCCAGGTCCGCGAAGGCGGCGTGGATGGCACCACCCGGTTCGACGCGCTGTCGCGCGTGATCGGCTACTGGATCCGCCGTGCCCGCGAAGGCCACGTGCCGCGCGAACAGGCGTGGGAGGAAATCGTCTCCTACAACACGGCCCGCGTTGTCCCTCCCTGGCCGGAGGATCGGCTGCGCGAGGAAGCCGAACGCCTCTGGAAACGCGACGCCGCACGCAACGGCGAGATCGATGACGAGGATGACGGTCCCGATGGCGGCGGCCCTGCTGGCGGGGGGCATGATGGGCCAGTGCCGGTTCGCTTCACCGAGGATGCGCTCGCCGCAATCTTCGCAGCCCGACATGCCGAGACATGGCGCTACGTCGCCGGCTGGGGGCAATGGCTGACCTGGTCGGGCAAGCTCTGGCGGCGCGAGGAGACGCTGCAGGCCTTCGATCTGGCCCGGATGATCTGCCGCGAGGCGGCGTCGCGCGCCGGGTCTGCGCGACTGAAGGCGAAGCTTTCAAGCGCCGCGACCGTCTCTGCTGTGGAGCGGCTTGCCCGTTCCGACCGCCGCCATGCAACCACGACCGAGCCGTGGGATCGCGATCCCTGGCTGTTGAACACGCCCGGTGGCGTGGTCGATTTGCGCAGCGGCGCCTCGCTGCTCCACGACCCCGGCCTCTTCATGACCCGCATTGCCGGGGCATCGGTCGCCGACGCCTGTCCGGTCTGGCTCGTCTTTCTCGAAACCGTCACGGGCGGGGACGGCGAACTGCAATCCTACCTGCAGCGAATGGCGGGCTACTGCCTGACCGGCGTCACGACCGAGCACGCGCTGTTCTTCCTCTACGGCACCGGCGCCAACGGGAAATCCGTCTTCGCCAACACCCTGACCGCCATCCTTGGCGACTACGCCACCGTCGCGCCGATGGACATGTTCATGGCCACGCAGGGTGATCGCCACCCGACCGACATGGCCGGGCTGCGCGGGGCACGCATCGTCACGTCCATCGAGACCGAACAGGGCAGCCGCTGGGCCGAGAGCAAGCTGAAGGCGCTGACCGGCGGCGACAAGATCACGGCCCGTTTCATGCGGCAGGATTTCTTCGAGTTCATCCCGCAGTTCAAGCTGCTGATCGTCGGCAACCACAAGCCCTCCATCCGCAACGTCGACGAGGCGATGAAGCGTCGCCTGCACATGGTGCCGTTCACGGTCACCATCCCGCCCGCACGGCGCGACAAGCACCTGGCGGACAGGCTGCTGGCCGAACGCGACGGGATCCTCGCGTGGGCGCTCGAGGGCTGCATCGAATGGCAGCGGACAGGGCTGCGCCCACCGCCCGCAGTGATGGCCGCGACAGAGGACTACTTCGAGGCGGAAGACGCCATCGGTCGCTGGATCGACGAGCGCTGCTCTGTCGGGTTGCACCTCAGCGCCAGCACCTCCGCGATGTTCGCCGACTGGAAGGCGTGGGCCGATGCGAACGGCGAGTTCGCAGGCTCGGTCAAGCGCTTCTCGGAAGCCCTGATCGTCCGGGGATTCGAGCGTCACAACACCCGCGCCGCGAAGGGATTCCGGGGCATCGCCCTCGATGACAGCAACTCTGACCTTTTTTCGGGAGAATAGGAAAATGCCTATGAAATCAGAGAGTGTGACGGATGTGACGGATCATAACTATAAGACCGTTACGCGCGCGCATGTGCGCGCCTGTGGAGCGGATAGGGAACCATCCGTCACATCCGTCACACCCGTCACCAACCCTCCTGTTCGGATGGAGGACGGCGGCGGACTGCTACCTTGCATCCTCGCGCTCGACCTCGGCACTTCGACCGGCTGGGCGATCCGCGGCCATGACGGTCTGATCACCAGCGGCACCGTCTCGCTGCGTCCCGGCCGCTTCGATGGCGGCGGCATGCGCTACCTGCGCTTCACCAACTGGCTCACCGAGATCGACCGGCTCTCCGGGCCCGTCGCTGCCATCTGGTTCGAGGAAGTCCGCCGCCACGCGGGCACCGACGCGAGCCACATCTACGGCGGGCTCATGGCCACGCTGACCGCATGGGCGGAACTGCGCGGCGTGCCCTACGAGGGCGTACCGGTCGGCACGATCAAGCGCCACGCCTCGGGCAAGGGCAACGCCGACAAGGCCGCGATGGTCGCCGCCGTCCGCGCCCGCGGCTTCAGCCCGGCCGACGACAACGAGGCCGACGCCATCGCCATCCTGCTCTGGGCGATCGAGACGAAGGGAGGCGTCGCATGAGATGGCACCCCCACGGCTACGGCGGCCGCCGCCGGGATCCCGAGCAGGTCAAGCGCGAGGGCTGGCAGGAACAGGGCGTCCTCGCGGTCTCCGCCGATGACGACCGCCTCACCTGGCCCGAGCGTGAACTGGTCCGCCAGCTGGGCGAGAAGCTCTACGGCCCGCGCCCTTCCGAACGGGAGGTGCGCCATGGCTGATCGCGAATGGACCGCCGAGTGCGTGGCCGATCATTTCGAGGAGGCGTTCCGCACCCTGCGCAAACTGCCGCCGGTGAAGGCGCAGGGCTACTTCAACACCTGGCCCGACATCGTGCGGACCAGCCGCGAGATCGCGGCGATGGAACCGCAGCCGATGCGGGTCTGGCCCTCGGCCGCCGCGATCACTCGGCTCGAGCAGACCTTCGACTGGGTGCTCTGGATCGAGGAAGCAGAGCGCAAGCTGGTCTGGTCGCGCGCGGCCCGCGTGCCGTGGAAGCAGATCAGCGGTGAGCTCGGCTGCGACCGCACGACCGCATGGCGTCGCTGGCAGCTGGCGCTGACCAAGATCGCTGCGCGCCTGAATGCGCAGTGACTCCAATGTGTTGCAACACTTTTCCCTTCGACATCTGCAACAAATCCATGCTATTCCGAAGGCAAGATGGGGAGAGTGCGCTGGAAAGCTCGCTCTCCCCTTTGCGTTGACGGGGGCCTTCTGGACCCCGGTATCCAGCGAGGGTCCGGCCGGGGTCCAGCCCAGGGCAGTTTCCGGTTCCTTCCTGGCGATATTCGTATGCTGGCGGGCGAAGCGCGGGACATCGCCAGCGACAGGGCCGGATTTTTGGGAAGCCACCCGGAAGCCGGAGCCGCTCGCGCCCCGCGCAAACACCAATGAACGCTGGCCTTCCGACCGGACACCTCTGGTGGCCGCTGGACCCCGCTTGGAGTCCAGCCCGGCATCCGGAGTCCGGAAGCCGCCTAACCTAGGAACCTTGCCCACCATGACGCTGAGCTTCGCCCCGGACGCGATCGAGACGTGGCCGCTGTCGCGCCTGCAGCCCTACGCGAAGAACGCGAAGGCGCACGGCGCGGACCAGGTCGCGAAGATCGCCGCCAGCATGGCCGAGTTCGGCTGGACAGTTCCCTGCCTTGTGGCCGAGGACGGCGAACTGATCGCGGGCCATGGGCGGGTGCTGGCCGCGACGCAGCTGGGGCTGACCGAAGCGCCAGTGATCGTGCTCGGGCATATGACCGAGGCGCAGCGGCGGGCCTACCGGATCGCGGACAACAAGCTGACCGAACTCGGCAGCTGGGATGAGGCGCTGCTGTCGGCCGAACTGAACGACCTGCTGGCCGAAGACTTCGACCTGTCGCTTGTCGGCTTCTCCGACGGCGAGTTGGACAAGCTGCTGGCGTTCGTGCCGGAGGGCGAAGGCGACGAAGGGAGTGGTGGTGCCAGCGTGCCGCCGGTGACCATCCCCGAACCGCCGCGCAATCCGGCCTCACGGACCGGCGATCTCTGGATCCTCGGTGACCACCGGCTGCTCTGCGGCGACAGCACCAGCGCGGCCGATGTGCACCGCCTGATGAACGGCGAGCGGGCGATCCTGTTCGCCACCGACCCGCCGTACCTCGTGGACTACGACGGCTCGAACCATCCGACCCGCAACAAGGATTGGTCCGCGTCCTATGGCACGACCTGGGACGACTCTTCGCAGGGCGCGGAACTCTACGACGGCTTCATCGCGGCGGCCGTTGCCGAGGCCATCGCCGAGGATGCGGCCTGGTACTGCTGGCACGCCTCTCGCCGCCAGGCGATGCTGGAAGCCTGCTGGGAGAAGGCAGGCGCCTTCGTCCATCAGCAGATCATCTGGGTGAAAGACCGCGGGGTGCTGACCCGGTCGCATTACCTCTGGAAGCACGAGCCCTGTTTCATGGGCTGGCGCCGCCCGAACCGCCCGCCGAAGGTCGCCGAGGAAACGCTGCCGTCGACATGGGCGCTGCCCAGCTTCGCGAAGGACGATCGCCCCGATCACCCGACGCCGAAGCCGCTCGACGCGTTCGGCATCCCGATGCGCCAGCACGTCGCCCGCGGCGGGCTCTGCTACGAGCCGTTCTCGGGCTCCGGCTCGCAGATCATGGCGGGCGAGGCAAACGGCCGCCGCGTCTTCGCGATGGAGATCAGTCCGGCCTATGTCGATGTCGCCGTGGAGCGCTGGCAGGCCGAGACCGGACGCGAGGCGGTCCTCGACGGTGACGGGCGGACATTCGCGCAGGTGAGAACCGAGCGGCTGGGTGAGACCCCGCAAGATCAGGACGCGGCTGCATGAAGCAGTCACGCCTCATGTCGCTGGTCGAATCCGTCGCCAACGTGATCGTCGGCTACGGCGTCGCGGTCGTCACGCAAATCCTGATCTTCCCGGTCTTCGGGCTGCACACGACGCTGGCGCAGAACCTGAAGATGGGCGCGGTGTTCACGGTGGTGAGCATCGCCCGATCCTTCGCCCTGCGACGTCTTTTCGAGGCGATCCGGGTGCGGCACGTCCCGGTGCGGGGCCCGCGGGTCGGATCACCCACCCGTCGCGAGAGCTTCGGGCCAAAACAGCCACAGGAGTAGTCCGCCGCTGAGCAGCCAGACGCCGACAATCACCGCGACCGCGATCCGGCTGTTCGGCCGCCCCTCGATCAGGAGAGCTTCCTGCCGGAACTCTTCCATCAGGTCGGCGGGGATCATGCGGACGACCAGCAGGATACCGATCGGCAGCAGAAGCAGGTCATCGAGATATCCGATCACCGGGATGAAGTCCGGAATGAGATCGATTGGAGACAGCGCATAGGCCGCAACGGCGGCTGCCATCGCCTTGACGTACCAAGGCGTCCGCGGATCGCGTGCTGCGATCCACACCGCGATGACGTCGCGCTTGACCTCGCGCGCCCATTGTTTGGCTCGATCGATCATGACGCATTCTTACGCTGTTTGACGAAGTGGCGGGAAGCTCCCTCCCGAGAGCCTCCCGCGTCGTGACCCCGGCCCGGATGCGTCAGGCGGCGGGGAGCTTGTAGACCCGTCCGCGCCCCTCGACCTTCTCGGAGGTGACTTCAAGCCCGAGCTTCTTCTTCAGCGCCCCGGCGAAGGCGCCTCGAACCGTGTGCGGCTGCCAGCCGGTGGCGGCGACGATCTCGTCGATGGTGGCGCCGCTCTCGGCGCGGAGCATCTCGATCAGCTTCGCCTGCTTCGTGCCGGTGCGCGGCGTGCGCGCCTTGGGCGCGGGGTCGGTTTCGGCGGGAGCGTGCTGCGAAGCCTCGGTGCTCGGCACCTCGTCGGCGCCCGTGAGCTCGCTGTCGCCGCCTTCCGGCTCTACCCCTATGGCGGCGAGGCCGGCGTCGGTGATGTGCAGGAGGATGGCGCGGCCGTCCGCGTCGTTGCGCCAGATGCGGTTGAGCGCGGCGTCGGCCTTGGTCTGGGTGTCGGACGTTGTCTCGGCGATCAGCGCGCGCGAGAGCAGCGCACTGACCACCTTCGCTGCGGCGCCGCCGCGAAGCGAGCCGGGAAGCGGCAGGACGTTCCGGTCCTCGCGCTGCGCGGCGGCGCTGAGGATCACGAGTTGGGTGTCTGAAAGCTTGGTCATGGGGTCGTCTCCGTCATCGGGGCCGCGACCGTCGCGACCCTTCTACGACCCCGAGCCGCGCAGGGCGCGCGGCGGGAGTTCCGGCGGTGCCGGAGATCAGCGGGCGTGCTCGCCCTCGCCGAAAGCGCTGTCGGTGATGCGCTTCAGGAGGCAGGCATAGTGTTCGAGAGTGCCGACCATGGCCCAGCCCGCCTCGTCGGGAGCGCAGTTGAAATGATCGTCGCTGAGCGCCTGCAGGCGGGCGAGCATCTCGTCGATCTCGCCCTTCTTGCCGATGAAGGCGGCGAGTGCGTTCGACCGGTTCCTCGAACCGGTGGCGGAACCGGTCTCACCCTTGTTCCGGCGCGCCTTCTCGGCGCGGAGATTAAAGCGCGGGGTGGTTATCGGGTTCAGGCGGGTTGTCATCGTGGTGGCTCCGTGGCTGAGTTGCATCGTCCTTATGGGATGGACGTTCGCTCCACGCGCCCGGCTTATCAACTCGATAAGCACATGATCTTGAATGATAAACGGAGCCGTCGATGCAGGGCGTGAGCGAGCGCCAGTACGCCGCCCACGTCGGGTTGTCGCGGGGCGCGATCCAGAAAGCAAAGGCCGCCGAGCGGCTGGTCCTCTATCCAGACGGCAGCATCAACGCGGCCGCCAGCGACGCCAGGCGTGCCGAGACGACGGACCCGTCCAAGACCCGCAAGCCGCCCGCGCCGAAACTGAAGCCCGTCCCAGAGGCGGCGGTGGCAGCTGTCGGCGACACGCTCCGCGAACAGGGTCTGGCGGTCCCCGCCGTCGGCGGCGGCACGACCTTCCTGCAGGCCAAGACCGCGAACGAGGTGCTGAAGGCGCAGGAGCGGCGCATCCGTCTGCAGAAGCTGAAGGGGGAGTTGATCGAGCGGGCCCGGGCGCTGGCGCTGGTGTTCCGGCTGGCGCGGGAGGAACGGGATTCATGGGTGAACTGGCCCGCGCGCGCGGCGGCGCTGATGGCGGCCGAGCTCTCTGCCTCTTGCAGCGAGGCGACGGGCCAGCAGATGACCGTGGAGCCGGCAGCGATGCAGAAGGTCCTGGAGAAACATGTACGCGCCCACCTCGACGAACTCGCCGAGGTCCGGCCCGACTTCCGATGAGCGTGACGATGATCTTGGCGGCCTGACGGACTTCGACGGCGCGGGCGAGATCCTGCGCGCCTGGGGCAACGGGCTGCGGCCTGACCCGGACCTGACCGTCTCGGAATGGGCGGACCGGCACCGGATGCTCTCGGGCCGCGCCTCGGCCGAACCGGGGCGGTATCGCACGGTGCGTACGCCCTACATGCGCGAGATCATGGACCGGCTGTCGCCCGGCGATCCCACGCAGCGTGTCGTGTTCATGAAGGCGGCGCAGGTGGGCGCGACCGAGGCGGGCAACAACTGGATCGGGTTCGCCATCCACCAGGCGCCGGGGCCGATGCTGGCGGTCCAGCCGACAGTGGAATTGGCCAAGCGCAACTCGCGCCAGCGGATCGACCAGCTGATCGACGAGAGCCCGGAGCTGCGGGAGCGGGTCAAACCGGCGCGGTCCCGTGACGCGGGCAACACCATGCTGTCGAAGGAGTTCGCGGGCGGCATCCTGATCATGACCGGGGCGAACTCGGCCGTCGGGCTGCGCTCGACTCCCGCGCGGTACATCTTCCTCGACGAGGTCGACGCCTATCCGGCCTCGGCCGACGAGGAAGGCGATCCTGTAACGCTGGCGGAAGCCCGGTCGCTGACCTTCGCCCACCGGCGCAAGGTGTTCCTCGTCTCGACGCCGACGATCCGGGGCCTGAGCCGGATCGAGCGGGAATACGAGGCCAGCGACCAGCGCCGGTTCTTTGTGCCATGCCCGCATTGCGGTGCGATGCAGTGGCTGAAGTTCGACCGGCTGCGTTGGCAGAAGGGCCGCCCGGAGACAGCGGAGTATCACTGCGAGGGTTGCGACGCGGCAATCGCGGAGCACCACAAGACGGCGATGCTGGAGGGCGGCGACTGGCGGGCGACCGCCACGGCCGCCGATCCGACCACGGTCGGGTATCACCTCTCGGCGCTCTATTCGCCGATCGGCTGGCTGAGCTGGGAGCGGATCGTGCGGGCATGGGACGCAGCGCAGGGGTCCGACGAGGCGATCAAGGCGTTCCGGAACACGATCCTCGGCGAGACTTGGGTCGAGACCGGCGAAGCGCCTGACTGGCAGCGGCTCTACGACCGCCGCGAGCGCTGGACATCCGGCACGGTGCCTGCGGGCGGGCTGTTCCTGACCGCCGGGGCCGACGTGCAGAAGGACCGGATCGAGGTCGATGTCTGGGGCTGGGGTCGCGGGCTGGAAAGCTGGCTCGTCGATCACGTCGTGATCGAGGGCGGGCCCGACCGGCATGACGCATGGTCGGAGCTGACGGCGCTGCTCGACCGAAGCTGGCCGCATGAACGCGGCGCGCATCTCAGAATCGCGCGGCTCGCCATCGACACGGGCTACGAGGCTCCGGCGGTCTATTCCTGGTCGCGGGCGCAGGGGTTTGGGCAGGTGTCGCCGGTCAAGGGCGTCGAGGGGTTCAGCCGCTCGAGCCCGGTGTCGGGGCCGACCTTCGTCGACGCGACCGAGGGCGGAAAGCGCCTGCGGCGCGGGGCGCGGCTCTGGACCGTGGCGGTGTCGACCTTCAAGGCCGAGACCTACCGGTTCCTGCGGTTGGCGCGGCCGACCGAGGAGGAGATGGCCGACGGGGCCGCGTTCCCGCCCGGCTCGGTGCATCTGCCGCACTGGGTCGAGAACGAATGGCTGAAGCAGTTCGTCGCCGAACAGCTGGTGACGGTGCGCACGAAACGCGGCTTCGCCCGGCTGGAATGGCAGAAGCTCCGCGAGCGGAACGAGGCGCTGGACTGCCGGGTCTATGCCCGCGCCGCCGCCTGGATCGCGGGCGCGGACCGCTGGCCCGACGAGAAATGGCGCGACCTCGAGGATCAGCTCGGGGCCGCGCCCACCGACACCGATCCCGCGGGACAGATCAACCGGCCGGGACAGGCCCCGCAGGGCAAGCGCCGCTCCGACTGGCTCGGGCGGCGGGAGGGATGGTTCTGAACATGACCGACTGGACGGAAACCGAGCTTTCGGCGCTGCGCCGCGCCTATGCCAGCGGCACGACCCGGGTCAGCTATGACGGCAAGTCCGTCGACTACGGCTCGGCCGAGGATCTGCTGGCGCGCATCCGCACCATCGAGCGCGCCATCGCGGGCACCACACGGCCGCTGCCGGTGGCGGGGCTCGCGGGCTTCTCGCGCGGGGATCGGTGATGTCGGCGACCTGGTTCGACCACGCCATCGCATCGGTGGCCCCGCGCATGGCGGCCCGCCGCGTGCTGGCGCGCCAGGCCTTCGAAACACTGACGCGGGGCTATGACGGCGCCGCACGCGGACGGCGCACCGAGGGCTGGCGCGCGCCCGGATCCTCGGCCGACACCGAGATCGGCGTGGCCGGGGCGCTGCTGCGCGACCGGATGCGCGATCTGGTGCGCAACAACCCGCATGCGGCCAAGGCCGTGGCGGTGCTGGTGAACAACATCATCGGCGCGGGCATCATGCCGCGCGCCGCCAGCGGTGACGACACGCTGGACCGGAAGGTCGATGCGCTCTTCGAGCGGTGGACGGCGGAGTGCGACGCCGACGGTCAGCTCGACTTCTACGGCCTGCAGACGCTGATCTGCCGCGAGATGGTCGAGGCTGGCGAGGTGCTGGTGCGCCGCCGCCTGCGGCGAGCAAGCGATGGCCTGCCGGTACCGCTGCAATTGCAGGTCCTGGAGGCCGACTTCCTCGACGCCACGAAATCCGGCGCTATCGGCGCAGGACGCCTTGTGCAGGGCATCGAGTTAGACCCGGTCGGCAAGCGCCGGGCCTACTGGCTCCACGCCGAGCATCCGGGCGACGCCTATGGGGCGTTGCAGAACGGCCTGCAAAGCCGCCCGGTCCCGGCGACCGAGATCGCCCATGTCTACGAGAAGCAGCGCACGCAGGCGCGCGGCGTTCCCTGGGGCGCGCCAGTGATCCGCAGCCTGCGCGATCTCGACGACTACGAGGTGGCCGAACTGGTCCGCAAGAAGACCGAGGCCTGCGTGACGGCCATCGTCTTCGGCGACGAGGAGGCGCAGCAGGGCATCGCGCCCTCCGTGGTCGATGCCGACGGTAACCGGGTGGAGCAGTTCGAGCCGGGGCTGATCGCCTATGCGCGGGGCGGCAAGGACATCCGCTTCAACCAGCCTTCGGCCACCGGGGGCTATGGAGAATACAAGCGGGCCAGCCTGCACACGATCTCGGCCGGGTTCCGGGTGCCCTACGAGCTGCTGACCGGCGATCTCAGCCAGGTGAACTATTCCTCGATCCGGGCGGGGCTGGTGGAGTTCCGCCGCCAGATCGACGCCGTGCAATGGCAGCTGTTCATCCCGATGTTCTGCGCGCCGGTCTGGCGCTGGTTCACCGAGGCTGCATGGGCGGCGGGGCTGATCCCGTCGCCGACCGTGCCGGTGGAATGGTCGCCGCCGAAATTCGAGGCGGTCGATCCGCAGAAGGACGCGATGGCGAACCTGCTGTCGATCCGGTCCGGCACCATGACACTGGCGGAGGTGATCGCGAAACAGGGCCGCAACCCCGACGCGGTGCTGGCCGAGATCGCCGCGACCAACGCCAAGCTCGACGCGCTGGGGTTGGTCCTCGACAGCGATCCGCGTCGCGTCACCAAGACCGGCAGCGCACAGACCGGCGATCCGGCGAACGATCCGGCCACGGACGAACCGGACACCGACGACCCGGCCGCCGACGCGGAAAATGACACGGCGCAGGCCGACCAACAGGACTGACCTCATGGACACGATGATCGAACTGCCGGCCATGCGCCGGTCGGCGGAGCTTGCGCCCAACACGGCCGATGCAGACAGCCGCACCGTCGAGGTGGTCTGGTCGGCCGGGGCCCGCGTCCGTCGCGCCACCTTCTTCGGCGAGCCCTACGACGAGGAACTGAGCCTCGACCCCACCCATGTCCGCCTCGACCGGCTGAACGCGGGCGCGCCCTTCCTGAAGGTGCATGAGCTCGACACGCTCGACGCGGTCATCGGCTCGGTCGTGCCGGGGTCGGCGCGGATCGAGAATGGACGCGGCATCGCCCTGGTGCGGATCAGCGAGCGCGCCGATGTCGAGCCGATCTGGCGCGACATCCAGGCAGGGCACATCCGAGCGGTCTCCATCGGCTACCAGGTCCACCGCTTCGAGGTCTCCAAGCCCGAGGCCGCCCGCGAACTCTGGCGCGCGGTGGACTGGACGCCGTTCGAGGTCTCCGCCGTCGCGGTCGGCGCCGACCCCGCCGCCGTCTTCCGCGCCCAATCCTCCCTTCACGACTGCGTCCTCCACCGCCGGGACGCCCCCACACCGCAAGGAGCATCCCCGATGACGGACAAGACCCAGACCCCGGCGAGTGACGCCGCCGTACCCGCCACCCAGCAGCCGACCGAGCCGGTCGAAACCGAGGACACCATTATGACCGAGCCGAAGGCCAACACGACCGAGCCGCAGCGTGGCGAGGTTGAAACTCGCGCGCAGACGAAACCGCAGAAGCCTGACGCTGCCCCCGCGCCCGACACCGAGGCGGTCGCCACCCGCGCCCGCGAGGCCGAGCGCGACCGCGTCTCCACCATCTACGATCTGGCCGGGCGGCTGAACCTCGAGCGAGGCTTCGCAGAGGACCTGGTCAAGCGCGGCGTCAGCGTCGACGAGTCCCGCCGCCTGATCCTCGACCAGGTGGCCGCGAAGTCCGACGAGACCCGGACCTTCGGCCATGTCTCCGTGCCGCTCGGCGGCCGGGACGAGCGCATCACCCGCCGCGATGCCGTGGCGAACGCGCTCCTGCATCGCTACAGCCCCACGCTGTTCCAGCTGGAGGACGCCGCCCGCCAGTACCGCGGCATGACGCTGCTGGAACTGGCCCGCGAAAGCCTCGGCAATGCCGGGGTCAACACGCGGGGGCTCTCGCGCGACGAGGTGGCGACGCGGGCCCTGCACTCGACGTCCGACTTCCCCGAGATCCTCTCGGCCGTCACCAACAAGACCCTGCGGCAGGCCTACGAGGCCTATCCCCGGACCTTCATGCTGTTCTGCCGCCAGGTGCTCGCCACCGACTTCAAGGCGATGCACCGGGTGCAGCTCGGCGAAGCTCCACAGCTGCTGGAGGTCGGCGAGAGCGGCGAGTTCAAGCGCGGCACGCTCGGCGAGAGCAAGGAGAGCTACAAGGTCAAGACCTATGGCCGGGTGGTCGCGATCACCCGGCAGACGCTGATCAACGACGATCTCGACGCCTTCACCCGGATCCCGGCGATGTATGGCAACTCCATCGCGCAGCTGGAGTCGGACGTGGTCTGGGGCGTCATCACCGCCAACCCGGCGATGGCCGACGGCAACGCGCTGTTCCACACCACGCACAAGAACCTCGCGGGCACCGGTGCGGCGCTGGCGGTCGATGCGGTGGGCGCGGCCCGCGCCGCGATGGCCAAGCAGACCGGGCTCGACAAGAAGACGGTGCTGAACGTCCGCCCCGCCTTCCTGATCGTGCCCGCCTCGCTGGAACTGAAGGCCGAGCAGCTGGTCGCCCAGAACCTCGTGCCCGCCGCGACGTCCAGCGTCGTGCCGCAATCGATCCGCACGCTCGCGCCGATCAGCGAGCCGCGCCTCGACGCCGCCAGCGAGACCGCCTGGTATCTGGCGGCCAGCCCGAACCAGATCGACACCATCGAGTACGCCTATCTCGAAGGTCAGCAGGGCGCGTACATCGAGACGCGCAACGGCTTCGACGTCGACGGCGTCGAGATCAAGTGCCGTCTCGACTTCGGCGCCAAGGCCATCGACTGGCGCGGCCTCTACAAGAACCCGGGCGCGTAACCCGCACCCCATCCTGAACCCTGACACACGGGCGGTCCTGATGGGCCGCCCTTCGTCTTTCCACGAGGATCCTCCCTATGAAAACCTACGTCCAGCCCGGCAACACCATCACCCTGACCGCGCCCTATGCCGTCGCCTCCGGCGATGGCCTGCTCGTCGGCTCCATCTTTGGCATCGCGTCCGGAGATGCCGCTCTCGGCGATCCCATCGAGACTGCGCTCGTCGGCGTCTTCGACATCACCAAGGCCGGCTCCCAGGCCTGGACCGTCGGCGCCAAGGTCTATTGGGACGACACCAACAAGCGCACCACCAACGTGGCGACATCGAACACACTGATCGGCGCGGCCGTCGAGGCGGTGGCCAGCGGCGCGGGCGACACAATCGGCCGGGTGCGGTTGAACGCGGCCTTCTGATGAGTGCCTTCGCCGCCGCCGTCGGCGCGCTCTTCGCCGATCCGAACATCGGCCGGGACGCGGTCTACATCGCTGACGGCGGCGCGCCCGTGCTGGTGCGTGTCGTTGCGCGGCGCGCGGATGCGGTCACCGACTTTGGCGACGCGCGGCTCTGGTCCGAGACCACCCGGATCGATCTGCGCGTCGCCGAGGTGGCGAACCCGCGCCCCGGCGACCGGATCGAGATCGACGGCGACGCCTTCCTCATCCAGGGCGAGCCTGTCCGCGACCGCGAGCGGCTGGTCTGGACCGTCGATCTGAGGCCCGCGTGAAACTGAAGCTCGACATCGATCCCGACATCGTCGCGATGATGGCGGCCGAGGTCGCGGCGGGCGAACGCGCTGTCACGGCCGCCATGCGCGAGGCCGGGACCGGGCTGAAGTCGGCGTGGCGGTTGCAGATCACCGGCGCGGGGCTCGGCCCCCGGCTCGCCAACTCGATCCGAAGCCAGAACTTCCCGAGATCGGGCGAGAGCCTCGACGCCGCCGCTCTGGTCTGGTCCAAGGCCCCGGTGATCGTCGGTGCCCATGACACCGGGCCGCTGATCCGCTCCAAAGACGGGTTCTGGCTGGCGATCCCGCTGCCTGCGGCGGGCAAGTCCCTCCGCGGCGGCCGGATCACCCCCGGCGAATGGGAGCGCCGCCGTGGCCTGCGCCTGCGCTTCGTCTACCGCCGGACGGGTCCGAGCCTGCTGGTGGCGGAGGGCCGGCTGAACGCCAAGGGTCAGGCGGTCGTGTCACGCTCGAAGACCGGGCGAGGCAAGGTCACCGCGCCAATTTTCCTGCTGGTGCCGCAGGTCAAGCTGCCGAAGCGGCTGGACCTCGCCCGGGATGCAGACCGGGCGCTCGACAGCGTGCCCGGGTTGATCGTGGCGAACTGGGTGGATCAGCGGTTCTAACGCAACTCATGCATCACATCTTCGCATTCAGCCCGAATGTTTTTGGCACCGGCAGCTGACGACCAATCAGCCCAGCCAATGTGCGCCAGCCCGGTCGCCTGCCTCTTCTTCTCGTAGAGTTCCCGAGCGACGAGCTTGGGGAGCATGACCGCGTCGTAGAGGGCATAGTTGCGGTGCCACCGAACTGCCGCGAACCAGTCCGCCTTATCGAGATTGTGCTGCTTCAACGAAACGCGGGGGTAAGGGCCATCGGTGCCGAGGATCCGCGATTTAACCTCAATGAGGCCAAATTGCGGGGAGCGAACATCGGATCCGCGGTTGTTGCCGCCAATAACCTCGCCGCCGGTTGCGATCGAGACCAGGAGTTCAGCCAAGATTTCGTGGCTGATCTTGTCATAACGAGCCATGCATTTCGCTGTCTGAAGTATGTTCCAGATCTCTCGCGCGTCTTCGGCCGCATGATCCTGTTTTTCGGACAAGAGACTATCTCCAATGCTCTCGGTTGAAGTTGCTGAATAGGCGGAGCGCGAAGAGCTAGCAACGCATCCCTAGGGGTTTTCCGCATGCCCACTTCCCGAGAAACCGTCCTCGCCGCGCTCCACGCGCGGCTATCGCCGCTGCCCGCCACCGCCCTTCGCGGCGACGTGCTGCCCGAGCGCATCCCGGCCGAGGGGCTGCTGATCCTGCGCGATGGCGAGCCGGGGGAGCCCGAGGTGACGCTATCGCCGCTCGCCTACCACTACCAGCACCGCGCCGAAATCGAGGCACTCGTGCAGGGCGCGGCGCGTGACGCCGCCTTCGACACGTTGACCGCCAGCATCGGCGCGGCGCTCGCAACCGACCGCACGCTGGGCGGCCTCTGCGACTGGGTCGAGGCGGAAGCGCCGCGCCCGGTCGATCTGCCCGTCGAGGGCGCGGCAAGCCTGAAGGCCGCCGTGATCCCGGTCGTGCTGCACTATTCCACGGCCGATCCGCTCGGCTGACCCCGACAACCCAAGGAGAACACCATGGCACGAGCCCAGGGGTCGCGGGCGCTGATGGCGCTTGCGTTCGAGACGACCTATGGAACGCCGCCCGTCAGCGGCTTCACCCGCATGCCTTTCGCCAGCACGTCGCTCGGCGCAGAGCAGCCGCTGCTGAACTCGGAGCTGCTGGGCTACGGCCGCGATCCGCTGGCGCCGATCAAGGACGCCGTCACGGCGGACGGCGATGTCGTCGTGCCGCTCGACGCCGAAGCCTTCGGCTTCTGGCTGAAGGCGGCGTTCGGCGCGCCCTCGACCACGGGCGCGGAGGCGCCGTACAGCCACGAGTTCCAGTCGGGGTCCTGGACGCTGCCCAGCATGTCCATCGAGACCGGCATGCCGGAGGTGCCGCGCTACGCGATGTATTCCGGCTGCGTTCTCGACCAGATCACCTGGCAGATGCAGCGCTCGGGCCTGCTGACCGCCACTGCGCGGCTGGTGGCGCAGGGTGAGACGGTGGGCACGACCACCAGCGCCGGAACGCCCGCCGCGCTGGAGCTGAAGCGCTTCGGACATTTCAACGGGGCGATTACCCGGAACGGCTCGGCACTCGGCAACGTGGTCTCCGCCGAGATCACCTATGCCAACAACCTCGACCGGATCGAGACCATCCGGAGCGACGGCCGCATCGACGGGTCGGACCCGTCCATCGCGGCGTTGACCGGCCGGATCGAGGTGCGCTTCGCCGACCAGACGCTGGTGACGCAGGCCATCAACGGCGAGGCCTGCGAGATGGAATTCGCCTACGTCCTCCCCTCGGGCGAAAGCTTCACCTTCACCGTGCACGCCGTCTACCTGCCGCGCCCCCGGATCGAGATTTCCGGGCCGCAGGGCGTGCAGGCGACCTTCGACTGGCAAGCGGCGCGCGACAGCGTGGTCGGCCGGATGTGCACCGCAACCCTCGTGAACGATGTGGAGACCTACTGATGCTGACGCTCGACCTGACCAACGCCCCGCGCTGGCATGACCTCGCTCCCGGCGTCCGGGTGCAGCTGCTCCCGCTGACCACGGCGCTGATGGTGGCGACGCGCAGCGACCCGGCCGTCGAGGCGGTGCCCGAGGAGGCTTCCGATGAAGAGCGGGCCGTCGCTTTCGCCAAGGCGCTTGCGCGGCGGGCGGTGCTCGGCTGGGACGGCATCGGCGACGCCGACGGCAACCCCATCGACCCGAGCCCCGAGGCCATCGACGCGCTGCTCGACATCTGGCCGATCTTCGAGGCGTTCCAGTTGACCTACGTCTCGAAAGGCCTGCTCCTGGAACAGGAAAAAAACGCCTCCGCGCTCTCGCCGAATGGTCCTTCGGCGGGGGCGAGCGCTACTGCCAAGCCTGCACGCAAGCCTGCCCGGACTGCCCGGCGCGGCTGAACCGCCCGGAAACGCCGGAGGGTTGGCAGGTCTGGGACCTGGTCGGCCGTCTCGGCGGCCAGCTCCGCGTGCTGCCGGGCGCGGTGATCGGCTGGGACATGTCCGCCGCGCTGGCGCTCGGTGACGCCCTCGGCGTGCCGCCGCTCGCCATGGCCGAACTGCTGCCCGTCATCGAAGCGGTGATGGTCGCCAAGCTCAACGAACAGATGGAACGTCCCGATGGCTGAAAAGCGTGTGTCCGTCCGCCTCGCCGCGGTCGGCGGGGGGCAGGTGCGCGCCGAGCTCGAAGGCGTGGGAGAAGCGGGATCGCGCGGCTTCGGACGGCTGAGCCGGGAGATGGAGGCTGCGAACGCCCGGCTGGCGGCCTTCTCGCGGCGGGTCCGGGTCGCGGCGGCCGCCGCCGTGGCCGCCGCTGCCGCCGCTGGCGTGGCGATGATCCGCTCTGGCCTGCAGACGGTCGATGCGCAGGCCAAGCTCGCGCAATCGCTCGGCACCACCGTTGCCTCGATCCAGACGCTCGAGCGGGCGGGAGAGCTGGCGGGCGTGTCGATGTCCGGCATCGAGCAGGCGACCAAGGATCTGACGCGTCGGCTCAGCCAGGCGGCCGCCGGGACGGGCCCCGCCGCCGATGCGCTGGACCGGCTGGGCCTTTCCGCCAACGAGCTGATCGCCCTGCCGCTGGACCAGCGCGTCGGCGCCGTCAACGCCGCCATCGAAAGCTTCGTGCCCGCCGCAGAACGCGCGGCTGTCGCAGGCCAGCTTTTTGGCGAGGAAGGCTCCATCGCCATGTCGCGGATCGACACCGCGACGCTGCGCCAGGCGACGGAAGACGTCCTCGCCTTCGGTGTCGTCGTTTCCGAACAGGATGCCGACCAGATCGAGCGCACGAACGATGCCATCTCCCAGCTCGGACTGACCTGGCGCGGTCTGTCGAACCAGCTCGCCGTCGCCGCAGCGCCTGCGCTCGAGGCCGTCGCCAACGCCATGGCTGCGGTCGCGAGCCGCACAGGTCCGCTCGGCATCGCGATCCGCGGGCTCTTCGACAACATCGGCCGCCTGACCACCTATGCCGCCACCTTCGCCGCGTTCCTCGCGGGACGTTGGGTCGCCGGCATGGCCGCTGCCGCCCTCTCGGTCCGTGGCCTCGCCACAGCGCTCGTCCTTCTGCGCGGCGCATTGATCCGCACCGGCATCGGGGCGCTGATCGTCGGCGCGGGCGAGCTCGTCTACCAGTTCACCCGTCTCGTCTCCGGCGCGGGCGGCTTCGGCGAGGCGATGTCGCTCCTGAAGGACCTCGCGGTCGAGGTCTGGGAGCGGATCAGGATGGGCGCGGCTGCGGCGGGTGCAGCCGCCACGGCGATGTTCTTCGACCTGAAGGCCGACGCCGCGTCGGGCATGCAGAGCGCCATTGAGAGTGTCGTCGGATTCGGCAACACCGCGGCGAACACCTTCGAAGGCGCCTACGAGGCGATCAAGGCGATCTGGGGTCTGCTGCCCGCCGCCATCGGCGATCTGGCGTTCCAGGCGGCCAACAGCCTCGTCGACGGCGTCGAGGCGATGCTGAACGGCGTGGTCTCGCGCATCAACGGCTTCATCGGCGGCATCAATCAGGGGCTGGAAGCGCTCGGGTCGGAGCGCCGCATCTCGCTGGTGCCGGACCTCGACCTCGGCGAGATCGAGAACCGCTTCGAGGGCGCGGCCAGTGCCGCCACGACGGCGGCGCAGGCGGCCTTCGACCGGGCCTTCGAGGACAACCCGCTCAGCGCGCCCGATCTCGGCCTGACCGAGGCGGCGAACCGGGCGCTCGAGTCCGCGAATGTCTACCGCAGCGCCGCGCGCGATCTCGCCGAGGGCGCTCGCGCGCCCCTCGAAAGCTGGCAGGCGCTGCGCGATGCGGTGCGGGGTGCCGACGAAGCCAGTGCCGATGTATTGACCGAGGCCACCAGCGCGGCCGAGCGGCTGGAGACGGCGCTCGGCGATGCCGGACGCGCCGCCACGGGTGCTGGGGCGGCTGCCGGAGCTGCTGCTGCGGTAGCGGAGCCCGCGACCGAGGCCGCCGTCACCGGCTGGCAGGCCGTCACCGCAGCGCTCTCCGACTACGCCAGCAAGGCCCGCGACATCGGCGGTGACATCGGCCAGAGCCTCGTCGGCGCATTCCAGTCGGCCGAGAACGCGGTGGGCCAGTTCGTGAAGACCGGCAAGCTGAACTTCCGCGACCTCGTCACCTCGCTGCTGGCCGACCTCGCCCAGCTCGCGGCGCGGCGGTTCATCCTCGGGCCGATCGCAAACGCGCTCTCCGGCGTGTTCTCCGGGGCGGGCGGCATCTTCGCCAACGTCCTGCATGCGGGCGGGATGGTCGGATCGGCCGGGCCCTCGCGCATGGTCCCGGCCATGGCTTTCGCCGCCGCCCCGCGCATGCATTCAGGCGGCATGGCGGGGCTGCGTCATGACGAGGTGCCCGCGATCCTGCAACGCGGTGAGCGGGTGCTGTCGCGGCGGGAGGCACAGAGCTACGGCGCGGGCGGCGGGGTCAACGTCACCATCATGGCCCGCGACGCCGAGAGCTTTCGCCAATCCCGCACTCAGGTCGCGGCCGACATTGCCCGCGCCGTGTCGCTCGGGCGGAGGGGCATGTGATGGCGTTCCACGAGGTCCGGTTCCCAGACAATATCAGCCGCGGCGCGCGGGGCGGGCCCGAGCGGCGCACGCAGATCGTCGAGCTCGCCTCGGGCGACGAGGAACGCAACGCCAGCTGGGTCAACTCGCGCCGCCGCTACGACGTCGCGTACGGCATCCGCCGTGCCGACGATCTGGCGGCTGTGGTCGCCTTCTTCGAGGCGCGGAACGGTCGCCTCCATGGCTTCCGCTTCAAGGATTGGGGCGACCACAAGTCCTGCCTTCCTTCGGGCACGCCGTCGCCGACCGATCAGTCGATCGGCACAGGCGACGGCACGACGACCGCCTTCCAGCTGGTGAAGCGCTACGCCTCCGGCGCCCAGTCCTGGACGCGCGCCATCGCCAAGCCGGTCGCCGGGACCGTGCGCATCGCGCTGTCGGGCGTCGAGCAGCCCTCCGGCTGGTCGGTCGACACCGCCACTGGCGTCGTCACCTACACCAGCGCGCCGGGCGCTGGCGTCGCGATCACCGCGGGGTTCGAGTTCGACGTGCCGGTGCGCTTCGACACCGACGTTCTCGATGTAACGCTCGACCTCGAGCGGCTCGGCTCGATTACCTCCATTCCGCTGCTGGAACTGCGCAGATGAAGACTCTCGCTCCCGCCCTGCAGGCCCATCTCGACGAGGGCACGACGACGCTCGCCTGGTGCTGGCGGATCGCCCGGGCCGATGGCGTCACCTTCGGCTTCACCGATCACGACCGGACGCTTTCCTTCGACGGCACGGACTTTGAGCCGGAGAGCGGGCTCACGGCGTCCGAGGTCCGTTCGGGCTCGGACCTGTCCGTCGATGCACAGGACGCCGAGGGTGTGCTGACCTCGGATCGCATCACCGAGACCGACATCCTGGATGGGCGCTGGGACAACGCCGAGGTCGAGGTCTGGCGGGTGAACTGGGCCGACACGAGCCAGCGCGTGCTGATGCGGCGAGGCGCCATCGGTCAGATCCGGCGCGGGCGGCTCGCCTTCGTCGCCGAGGTGCGCTCGCTCGCTCATATCCTCGGCCAGACGGTGGGGCGGACGTTTCAGGCGACCTGTGACGCCGCGCTCGGCGATGCACGCTGCGGCGTCGATCTGGAGGATCCCGCCTTCAAGGGCACGGGCGCCGTTATCGATCTTCTGCGCGACCGGGCCTTCACCGCGTCGGGGCTCTCTGGGTTCGAGGCCGGCTGGTTCACCTTCGGCACGCTGAACTGGACGAGCGGCGCGAACGCGGGGCGGCGCACCGAGGTTTTGGGCCATGACGTGACGGACGGCATCGCCGTGCTGACCCTGCTCGAGGCGCCAGTGCGTGCGATCGCCGAGGGCGACGCCTTCACTATGCGCGCGGGCTGCGACAAGCGGATGGAGACCTGCGGGGCGAAGTTCGCCAACACCGCCAACTTCCGCGGTTTCCCGCACATCCCCGGCCAGGACGCCGTGCTGCGCTACGCCACGAAGGATGGCGGGCACGAGGGCGGCGTGCTGTGACGCAACCCCTGGCATTGGCCGACCCCGCGCGCGTCATCACCATCGCGCGCGCGTGGCTCGGGACGCCGTACCACGACCAGGCCAGCCTGCGCGGCGTCGGCTGCGACTGCCTCGGGCTAGCGCGGGGCATCTGGCGCGATGTCGTCGGCCCCGAGCCTTTCCCGATCCCGCCCTACAGCCGCGACTGGGGTGAGACAGGCCCGCGCGAAGTTCTGGCCGAGGGCGCGCGCGCCATGATGATCGAAGTGGAACCCGCGGCAGCCGGTCCCGGCGCGCTGGTTCTCTTCCGCATGAGGCCCCGCGCCATCGCCAAGCATGTCGGGATCCTCACCGGTCGCGAAAGCTTCCTCCACGCCTACGAGCGGCTCGGCGTGATCGAGGAACCGCTCACACCATCCTGGCGGCGGCGCATCGCCTTCGCCTTCCTGTTTCCGCAACGCTGAGACCCCGACATGGCCACCCTCGTTCTCGGTGCCGCCGGCGCCGCCATTGGCGGCAGCATCGGCGGCGCGATCCTTGGCGTCAGCGCCGCGACCATCGGCGGCTTCATCGGCTCCACCATCGGGTCGGTCGTCGACAGCTGGATCATCTCGTCGCTGGCGCCGACGCAGCGCATCGAGGGCGCGCGGCTCGACACGCTGCGCATCACCTCGGCAATCGAGGGCGCGGTCATCCCGCGGCTCTACGGCCGCATGCGCATGGGCGGCAACATCATCTGGGCGACGGATTTCCGCGAGGAGACCAAGACCACCACCCAAGGCGGCGGGAAGGGCGGCGGAGGCGGCAAGGTCAAGACCACGGAGTATCTGTACTATGCCTCATTCGCGGTCGCTCTCTGCGAGGGTCCGAACACCGGCATCGGCCGCATCTGGGCCGACGGCAAGCCGATGGACCTCTCCGGCGTCACCTGGCGCTGGTATCCCGGAGACGAGGCTCAGACCGCTGATCCCTTCATCGCCGCGAAGATGGGCGCGGCCAGCACGCCCGCCTATCGGGGCACCGCCTATGTGGTCTTCGAGGAACTGGCGCTCTCGACCTATGGCAACCGCCTGCCGCAGCTCTCCTTCGAGGTGTTTCGGCCGCTCGCCGACCCCGACACCGCCGAGGGACTGACCCGCGCCGTCACCATGATCCCGGCCTCGGGCGAGTTCACCTATGCCACGCAGGCGATCCGCAAGACCGATGGCGGCGCGACGGTGCCGGAGAACCTGAACGCGCTGGCCGACTCCACCGACATGGTGGAGGCGCTCAACCGGCTGCAGGCGATGGCGCCCGCGATCGAGAGCGTCAGCCTCGTCGTCGCCTGGTTCGGCGACGATCTGCGCGCGGGATCGTGCAAGGTGCGGCCGGGCGTCGAGGTTTCGGCCAAATCCACCACGCCCGCCAGCTGGTCGGTCAACGGCGTGAGCCGCGCCAGCGCCTTCCTCGTCAGCCGCGACGACGAGGACCGCCCGGTCTATGGCGGCACGCCCTCCGACTTCGCCGTGGTGCAGGCGATCCAGGAGATGAAGGCGCGCGGGCTGCGGGTGACATTCTATCCCTTCATCCTGATGGACGTGCCGCCCGGCAACACGCTGCCGAACCCGTATTCCGACAATGCGGCCGGGACGGGCCAGCCTGCCTTCCCGTGGCGGGGGCGGATCACCTGCTCGCCCGCAGCGGGGTTCGCAGGGACGGTGGACAAGACCGCCACGGCGGCCACGCAGGTGGCGGCGCTGTTCGGCGCGGCCACGCCCGCCAGCTTCAGCGTCTCGGGTCAGTCGGTTTCGTGGACCGGGCCGTCCGGCGACTGGGGCCTGCGCCGCATGGTGCTGCACTATGCCTATCTCTGCGCCGCCGCAGGCGGGGTCGATGCGTTCCTCATCGGCACCGAGATGCCGGGGCTGACGACGATCCGCTCGGGCGTCAGCGCCTATCCGGCGGTGCAGGCCTACCGGGACCTCCTCGCTGATGTCCGCTCGATCCTCGGTGCCGGGACGAAGATCGGATACGCGGCGGACTGGAGCGAGTATTTCGGGCACCAGCCGGGCGATGGCAGCGGCGACGTGTTCTTCCACCTCGACCCGCTCTGGGCTGATCCGGAGATCGATTTCGTCGGCATCGACAACTACATGCCGCTCTCCGACTGGCGCGATGGCTTCGAGCATACGGACGCGGCCGAGGGCTGGCCCGCGATCTACGACCGGGCCTACCTGCAGGGGAACATCGCGGGCGGCGAAGGCTTCGACTGGTTCTATGCCAGCGCGGCGGACCGCTCTGCGCAGGTCCGCACGCCGATCACGGATGGCGCGGCCAGGAAGCCGTGGGTCTTCCGCTACAAGGATCTGCGCGCCTGGTGGTCGAACGCGCACTACGACCGCCCCGGTGGCGTGGAGAGCGGCAGCCCGACGACGTGGGCACCTCAGTCCAAGCCGGTCTGGTTCACCGAGCTCGGATGCCCCGCCATCGATCGCGGCACCAATCAGCCGAACGTCTTCTTCGACCCGAAGTCGTCGGAGAGCTTCACGCCGCATTTCTCGCGGGGCTGGCGGGACGACGCGATCCAGCGGGCCTATCTCGAGGCGACATACCTCTGGTGGGGCGAAGCCGCGAACAACCCGGTGTCCTCGGTCTACGGCGGCCGGATGGTCCATGTCCCCGAATGCGCCGCATGGACCTGGGACGCGCGGCCCTATCCGTTCTTTCCGGCACTGACCGACGTCTGGACAGACGGCGCGAACTGGAGGCTTGGCCACTGGCTGACCGGGCGGCTCGGCGCGGTGTCGCTGGCGGCTCTGGTCCGGCACCTCTGCCTGCGCGCCGGGCTCCCCGAGGACCGCGTCGACGTCACGGGCCTCTGGGGCGCGGTCGAGGGCTACGCCATCACGGCGCTGGAGAGCCCGCGCGCCTCGATCACCACGCTGTCGCGGCATTTCGGTTTCGACGCGGTCGAGACCGAGGGCGTGATCCTGTTCCTGATGCGCGGCCGGGCCTCCGTCGCCACCCTCGCGCCCGACGATCTGGTGGCCGCCCGCGAGGGCGACATCCTCGAGCTCACGCGCGGCCAGGAGACCGAACTGCCGCAGGCGCTGAAGTGGCAGGTCGCGCGGGCGGACGAGGACTACGATGCCGCCCTCGTCGAGGCGCGGCGCATCACCGTGGACACGACGCGGATCGCCTCGGAGAGCTTTCCGATGGCCGTGCCGCCCGAGGAGGCCGAGCGGCGCTGCCGCCGCGCGCTGATGGAGGCGTGGGTGGGGCGCGAGACGGCGGCGTTCCGTCTGCCGCCCTCGCGGCTCGCGCTTGACCCGGCCGACGCGATCCGGCTCGCGCATGACGGGCGGTTGATCGAACTGCGGCTCGTCTCCATCGCCGACGCCGAGGCGCGCGGGATCGAGGCGGTGCGCCAGGACCGGGCGACCTACGACCTGCCGCCCGGCGATCCCCGCGCGGCGTCGCTGACGCGGGCTGTCGTTTTCGGCGCGCCGGACGCGGTGCTGATGCACCTGCCGCAGCTGACCGAGGACCAGCCCGCGCATCGACCGCTGGTCGCCGCGCACGCGGTTCCCTGGCCGGGCGAGATGGCGGTGTTCCGCAGCCCCGCGACCGATGGCTTCGAGCTGCTGACGACGTTCGGCAGCCGCGCCCGGATCGGGGCGCTGGTCTCGGACCTCTATCCGGGCCCCACATCCCGCTTCGACCTCGGCAATGCGCTGGTGGTCGATCTGCTGACCGGCACACTGGAAAGCGTCACGGACCTGACGCTCTTCGGCGGCGCCAATGCGCTCGCCATCGAGAGCGTGCCGGGCGTCTGGGAGATCGTCCAAGCGGGCGCGGCCGAGCTGCTGGCGCCCGGTCGGTATCGGCTGACCCGCTTGCTGCGGGGCCAGCGCGGGACCGAGGGCGCCATGGGCAACCCGACACCTGCGGGCGCGCGGGTCGTGGTGCTCGACGCAGCGCTGGCATCGCTGCCGATCGCAGAGGCCGATCTCGGCATCCCGTGGAACTGGCGCATCGGCCCGGCGAGCCGTGCAGTCAGCGACGAGACCTATGTCGCGCAGACCTTCACGCCCGTGGGAGTCGGGCTGCGGCCGTTCTCGGTCGCTCATATCGAGCAGCCATGGCGCAGGCCGCGCGTTCCCGGCGATCTGACCATCCGCTGGACGCGCCGGTCCCGCGCGCTCGCCGCCGACAGTTGGGGCGGGCTGGAGGTGCCGCTCGTCGAGGAGCTGGAAGCCTACGAAGTCGATATCCTCGACGGCACCACGGTGAAGCGGGTGCTGTCTTCGACCACCGCCAGTGTCCCCTATACCGCCGCTCATCAGACGACCGACTGGGGGGCGCCGCTCGGCCCCGGCGACACGCTCAATGTGCGCATCTTCCAACTCTCCGCCCTCGTCGGGCGGGGCGCTCCGAAAACCGTCACGCTCACGTTCTGAAGGCCATCCCATGTCCGACGCCACGACCCATCTCCTGCTGCCCTACATCCTCGCGGCGCAGGCCCAGAAGCACGTCACCCACAACGAGGCGCTGCGGCTGCTCGACGGGCTCGTGCAGCTCTCCGTCCTCGACCGGGACCTGACCGCGCCGCCCGGAAGCCCCGCCGATGGCGACCGTTACATCGTCGCCTCCGGCGCAACGGGCGACTGGGCAGGCTGGGACCTGAACGTCGCGATCTGGACCGATGGCGCCTGGCTGCGTCTGCCACCACGCACCGGCTGGCGGGCGTGGGTCGAGGACGAGGGACTGTTGCTGGTCTACGACGGGTCCGGCTGGGTCGGGACGACTCCGGCCACGCTGCAGAACCTCGCGCTGTTGGGGCTCGGGACGACGGCGGATGCGTCGAACCCGTTCTCGGCCAAGCTGAACGCGGCGCTCTGGACCGCCAAGACCGTGTCCGAGGGCGGGACCGGCGATCTGTTCTACACCATGAACAAGGAGGCTGCGGGCGATGATCTCGGTCTGACACTCCAGACCAACTTTGTCACTAAGGCGCTGGTGGGGCTGTTCGGTTCCGACCGCTTCCGCCTCGCGGTATCCGCCGACGGCAGCACCTTCTTCGACGGGCTTAGCGTCGACAACGCCACCGGCATCGTCGATCAGCCCCGGCTGCCGCGCTTCAAGGCATACACGAACTACGACAACTATGTCGGCGTCGGCACCTGGACGAAGATCGGCCTGAACAACACCGACTATAATGATCAGGCAGCCTTCGACGCCGCGAACAACCATTTCGTGGCGCCTGTGGACGGCACCTACCTCTTCGGCGCGACGCTGCTCTACAAGATCAACGCCAGCGCCACGGCCCGCATGCGCGGGCGGCTCGTGCTGAATGGCACGACGGAAATCCGCGGCTCCCTCGGCGAAATCTCCGCGACCCACGTCTCGCTCGCCACCGCGATCTGGCTGCAGACCATGGTGCCCCTCACAGCGGGCGATACCGTCGAGTTGCAGGGGTATTTCCGGGTCGCGGACGGTTACTTCGCCGCCGATCACACGTCATTCTGGGGCTGCAAGATCGGTTGAGCGGCGGGAGGAGGACTCGATGACACCACCCCGATCCGAGGGCTTCGTCCGCATGCCCGACGCCGAGTTCGAGGCGATCCTGACCCGGGCGGCGGAGGAAGGTGCGAAGCGTGCGCTGGCCGATGTCGGCCTCGACGGCGACGAGGCCGCGCTCGACATCCGCGATCTGCGCTCCCTGGTCGACTGCATCCGGCTGGTGCGCCGCACCGCCATGCAAACCGCCGTCCGCATGATCACCACCGGCGTCATGCTGGCGCTGCTCGCCGGCATCGCCATCAAGCTGAAGATCTTCGGCGGCAGCCCGTAGCCGCGCCCAATCCCCGTTCATCAGCGCAACCGCACCCGCCCTCGTGGCGGGTTTTTCGATTTTGGAGGACCCTCATGACCACGACCTTCTACCGCCATTGGCGGGACGTAGCCGAGAGCGGGTGGCGCTGGCCGAATTTCAGCCCGGCCGAAATCGCCTGCCGGGGCACCGGCAAGCTGCTGATCAACGAACCCGCACTCGACAAGCTGCAGGCGCTGCGCGACCTGCTCGGCAAGCCCCTGATCGTCCGCTCCGCCTATCGCAGCCCCGAGCACAACCGTGCTGTCGGCGGCGCGACCCGGTCGAAGCACCTCGACGGCGCCGCCTTCGACATCGCCATGTCGAACCACGATCCGGTGGCGTTCGAGGCCGCGGCGCGCGAGGTCGGGTTCCTCGGCTTCGGTTTCTATCCGCGCTCGGGCTTCATCCACGTCGACCTCGGCCCCGCGCGCCAGTGGGGCGAGCGGTTCCCGGTTCGGGCGACGGCCTTCGCGGCTGAGACGCCGCCCGCGCGCGAGGTGCTCGCTGACAGCCGCACGATGAAGGGCGGCGGTGCGGCGGGTGTGGCGACGCTCGGTGCGGCAGGGGTCGAGGTGGCGCAGCAGGTGCTGGCGGAGACCCAATCCGCCATCCTGCCGCTCGTGTCATATCTCGACACCCTGCGCTGGGTGTTCATCGCCGTGGCGCTCGTCGGGATCGCGGTCACCATCTACGCCCGGCTCGACGACTGGAAGTGGGGGCGGCGGTGATCGGCGGGATTGTCGCGACCCTTTCGGGGTCGGGATGGGCGCGTGCGGCGCTCCGCTACGGCGTCACCGCCCTGTCAATCCTTCTGTTCCTGCTGGCCCTGCGCCGCTCCGGCGAGCGCGCCGGGCGGCTGGCCGAGCATCTCGAGACCATGGAGAGAGCCAATGACGCGCACCGACGGATGCTCGAGGCGTCGGTGCGTCGCCCTCGTTCTCGCGACGATCTGGCTGAGCGGCTGCGCGACGGGCGCTTCTGACCTCGGCAACCTCGGCGCATGTCCGCCCGTGGTCGAGTACAGCCGGGAGTTCCAGGCCCGGGCGGCCGAGGAACTGGCCCTGCTGCCTGAGGACTCGGCGATTTCCGAGATGCTGGCCGACTACGCCGTGATGCGGGAACAAGCCCGTGCGTGCGATTGA